CCCCAACAAAATCAAACAACCCAAAAACATTTACCCTCAAGGGACCGAGGGGCTACACGGGTCGTAAGCAGGGATCTCACTATCGACGATGGCATTTCCGCACATTGAAACATGAACGGTACTACCAGACGGGTGAGTGGGCTGGCAAGCCAATTGGCTCAAGGGTCGTGTTTGTTCGAGATTCTTTCGTAAACAAGGACGTATGTCCGCACGTACTGACTGACGGTACAAACGTAGAGGAGAAGGTCATTTCACCGGAGTCATTAGTAGAACGGGATTAATTATTCCACCTGACAACAATAGTAAAGGGGCACAGTATGGATTGTAGGTATAAGGGAGTCCGTGAGGACTGTCTACAAGAGGGGTTGGTAATCAAGAACGGCGATGCTGTTTGCAAGCAATGTTACATACGGGACAACCATCCCGCTGAATACAGGGCTATCAAACACGCTGGCATGATTGCTGACGCATTTTTTGGAAAGATAGGAGAAGAGAATGAAAAAGAAAGCAGAGTTAGTTGAAGAGGTGAAAGAGGCTGAAAAGCTTGCTGAACACTGGAAGGCCAAAGCAGATAGATATCTCGACAAGATCACGGGCTTGAACAAAAACAATATCGAGTCCAGTGAAAAGATAGAGAAACAACAAAAGAAAATCGTGGACCTGGAGATGCAGAACGATGAACTCAGAAAGACGTTGTTCGGCAAAAAGTTTGTTGCAGAAGATGTTGTGGAGATTCTGGATGACTTGAGCCTCAACGACTTCACGTTTCTTCTATCACATTTCTTGAAAAACCTTCGGTTCAGTTTGCAACTAAAAGAAGAAGAGAACGATTCCCGCAACGTGATATTGAAGCTGGACGATAGACATGACCAGCCGATAGCGTATGGGGGTGACGTTTATTTACATTTTGTCCCGGATGACCATCCGACGTGTAGGGTCAAGTTCAGTAGATTTATTTGGTTAGAAGACATGGAGAAACAAGATGAAGTGGAATGACAAAACACCAAAACAATATGACGCCTATGCCACGTTGGTCATGGGCGGTGAAAACGACAAAGAGTTTTATCTAACAGAAGACCAGTTCAACGTAGTCTGGGCTTGTGTAAAGACTATTGAAGATTGGTGCGATGAATTACCGCACCCTAATGAAAAACAAACGTGGAAAGCTTGGAAGGATCACTTTGAAGGCATGTCATGGGACCGCAACTTGATGTCCGAAGTGCTGGAGTATTTAGAAAACAGCAGGATGGACTACGTTGATATCGAACCTATCAAGATTACTGAGCTTGATCTCAAACGGATTGAAACCGGCAGAGTCACCCCGGAAGAGATGCTGGAGATGAAAAAACGTCAGATTATCAACCAGAATATTAAGGAGCTTACGGATGGTTAGAAAATTCACAATGGCAGTCACGTATCAACACCTAGCCACGGCAAAACCAACGACCGTGGTCTATCAGTCGTTGTCTTTGAACCAGGTCCGTGAACATTCGTTGATGAAAAAGATTGAAGAGGGCATGAAACAAAACCCCCCTACATATCAATTGATGGGCATGACGATGACGAGTGAACCGCACCACCCCGATGCGTTGAAAGAACAGACTCAGTTCCTAGCTGGAGACGATTTCAACGTGACACCAAAGAAGATCCTGTGATACTTTATCTTTGACCCCAAGGGGGCCTGGTTTTACTCCCATTGACCGGCCCCTTCCCTACCTCATCGCGCATTCGCAAATCATGTAAGGCCCCGCCTTCTCGCACATTTTGATGGTCTTACGGTCAGGACAGTTGACGTACTCGTGACCCTTGTATGCCCAGCCGGAGCGTTTGGCTGGCTCAAAAGCATTACAACCAGGTAGTAATAAAAAGAAAAAGAAAAGATGCCGCCAACGCGACACCCGGGCGGCTCGGGCCGTGTCAGGCCGTAAAGGGTTGGCCTTCTGGTCGCTACCTTTCGACTGAGGAGAAGAAAAGGATTGCCGGATAATGATTGATTGCGGCTTTCGGGTCAAGGCAGCCGCGAACCCACGGAAGGTCTGATGAAACCTTGCCCTACCTATGGGAAGAAAGCGATTCCGCTTCATTGATGCGGTCTTGCTTCCACTCCTTTAGGATCTTTGCAAGCTGCTTTGATATTGGCCGGTCTTCGTGCTTCGCGAGTAGTTTGATGTCCTGATAAACGTCTCTCGGCACTGCAACTGACTTGTATTTTTCTGTGTCCATACGGGAAATTATAGGACTATCCGGGATATCACGCAAGCTCTTTTGCCTCACCCCATGACGGTCCGATATCGATGTCACATTTGTTAGGAACCCGCAGTTCAATCGCGTTTTCCATCACTTCTTTGATCCGTCGTGCGTGTTCCGCATCCATCACACTACAGCCCAACTCATCGTGAACCTGTATCAATGGTAGCTCTCCGGCTTCGTAGAGGTCCACCATCGCCTGTTTTGTCATATCCGCAGCACTGGCCTGGATAAGCCGGTTCAGAGCCTTGTACGTGAACGCACGTCGCAATGGCGTGGTATCGCCGTAGGTGGCCTTAGCTTCGGCTTTGGGCATCGCTTTCTTCAAGTCATACCCAACTGGCTCATACATGTTAAAACGGCACTTGCGGCCCTTGAGGCTGCGTATGGCCCCATCGTCCTTAGTATCGACCGATCTTGATACGCCTTGCATCAACTCGCGCACAAAAGGCACCCGTGCATGGTACTGTTGCGTGATCTCTTTTGCCTCGTCAACGGACAAGTCAAGTTCACCCGCCATCTTGTTGACACCCATCCCGTACATCAAACCCAGGTTGATTGTTTTAGCTTGCTTACGAGGGATCTTCGCCATTTCAGATACCATCGTATGGAAGTCGGTATCTGGGTTATTGTTGTATGCGTTGACAAACTCCCGTGCTCCTTTCAATGGATTGTTTTTCCACTCGCCAAATATATCTGCGTAATGGACCAAGATCCGTGGCTCCTGCTGCGAGAAGTCGATTGCAGCCCACTCTTCACCCTTTTCGGGCAGGAACAAACTGCGGATCAAGGGACCGAGTTTTGGATCACGTGCCGGGATCTGCTGTAGGTTGGGGTTGTTCATCGACAACCTTCCGCTGACAGTCCCGCCCTCGTCGCTTCGTAGCTGGTTAATATGACCGTGTATGCGGCCCTCTTTCGATACATACTTCATAATCGAAGTAATAAACGTACCTTGCACCTTGTTCAGATTACGCGCCGCAACGACCAGCTTCGCAAACTCGTGTGGGTGCTCAGACAAAAATACCTTGGTAAAAGATGGCTGTCCCGTATGCGTCCGG